ATAAAGTGCGTTTTGCTTCTTTGAATCTATCTTAAGACCGCCAATTTCAGCTGGTTTCAAAACTTCAAATACATTCTGACGATATCGTTCTGCTGCTTGACGCCTTTGTTCGTTCTGTCTAGCTTGTTCTTCTATCTGAAACTGAACAGTCTGTTCTTGCATCCGATCAAGCTTTGGTTTGAATGATTTGGCCTTCTTATCTATAAGTCCTAAATCTTTCCATTCTTCAACTTGTTCTTTAACTTCAGATTCTTCCCAGTCAGAATTCATGTTTCTCAAATACTGAGTAACTATTTGTTCTTGATCTGATTCTTTTTCGGGATCTAGGGCGCGAACTTCTTCTACTTTACCTAAGGCTTGAAATAATCCTTTTAAATCACGTCCATTCTTATTAAGATAATAATCGGCGGCGATTTGAAGTTCTTGAGGAAGAGCGTCGAAGAACTGTTGAGGAACATCTTCTTTTACTTTATCTTCCTTTATCTTAACATTCTCGTCTATAAGAGCATGTAAGTCTTTCTTAGATAGGCCACCTAGATAATCTTCTACTGTGGTTTTCTCATCGTAATCATCAAAGGGTACGAAATCTTTTGATTCAAGCTTTCCTTTTATGTATTCTACGAGAGCGTCTTTACTCGTCTTTGCAGGCTCTGGAGTGTCACTAGGGGCATTTAAGAGTTGATCGTTAATATCATCTGGTATTGGATGTTCAATCTGTCCAGAAAGAAGGTCAACTTCATCAGTCTTCTCTTCTTCCTTTTTAGCTTTGAAATCGTTTAGAGCTTCTGTATCTACTGATTCTCTAGAGAAAATAGGAGCGGGTGTCAGTATTGAATCACCATTAAGTCCGCCGAAATCATTTAAATCTATCTCTACAAGATCTGTAGTAGTTGTGTCTATCATATGTTATTGGTTTTTATAGAAACTGACAATAAAAATATACTGAATATAATTGAATAAATGTGTAAAAATAAAAAAAGCGCGCGCAGAACATTACTAAGTCATTGTATTTTTAATTTCATCATCTTTGAACTCGTCTGAAACTATAATTTTATCATGCCATTCTTGATGTAATGTATGAAATGCTAAATTAGAAGCACAGGCATTAAACTTAGTTGTTATTGTTTTTGGTTCTACTTTTTGTGTGCCATCATCTATAAATACAGTTGAATTCTCATGAATAATAGTTTGACAAACTTCTCTTTCTAAAAGTCTACATTTCTTATTTTTTAATCTTCGTCCTTGAAGTTTTTCTTCGAACTTTTTCATAAATAACAAATCTTTCCAGTCTTCAATATCATTTTTGAGGCTAGCTAGTTTATGTTTACAACTTTCTATAGTTTGTTGACTTTTTACATGATCTGGTATCATTTCTTAGCTGTTGGTTTTGGTTTTTGTGAATCTTTCTTTCTTTGTGCATGAAGCTCTTCGCGTGTGCGATGTTCTTCGGCGTTAACTTTATTTTGTTGTACTTTTAGTGTATCTTGCTTAAGTTTAGTATCATCAGCATGTTTCTGCCGATCAAAGTTCATCTGTTCAGTCCATTGCTGTTGTTTCTGCATTGATTCCATAGCGGCTTGATATGCTCCTTCTGATCCTTCTGGATCTTGAGTAGATGCTGCTTTACCACTAGACATTATTTCAGCTATAAGAACCTTAGATTGACGATCTTTTTCATTCTGAATATCTTGATGTGACCATTCTTTTTCTTCAAGTTCGGCTTGTTGATCAAGTTCAGCTTGATGCTGTTGTTGCTGCTGCTCCATTTCTTGCTGTTTTTCTTGCTGCGTTCTAGTTTCAATCTGTTTAAGATTATCATTAAGATCTGCTAGATCATCAATTTGAAGGAGACGGCCGAGATCAAAAATAGTTGCCCCTGTTGTATTATTATTTAGAAGTAATTGCTTAATATTAGATAAGATTTGGCGGGCGTTTACTTTCACTATTGGATATACATTTATATCTCTCATTAAGAGATTAGTTCCATCCATATTAAATGTAACCTTTTCATTACCTGTAGTTACGTATTGAAGCTGTATAGAAGGATTCTTACTCTGATAATATTGAGCAAGTTCTGTACGCATCTGATGAACTCTAGGCATAAGATAGTCACAATGCTCTATAAAGTGCATTTCTGTTTGATCATAGCTCTTTCGTATTGATTCCTCATATTCCTTAGCGCTAGTCTCTTGACCAACAGCTTGAGCCATTCTCTGAGCATTCATTCCTATGATTTTATAACACTGTTGCTCGTAGAAATTAGATATCTGAATCCTAGACATCAAACGTTGAGTCTGACTCAGATCCATATGAGTAAAGTTATTAAAATGACCACCCTCCATATTCTGGATAGATGTATCAAGAGGAAGCATCTGAAAGTTCTTCATTGCTAAGAAAGCCTTCTGATAAGAATTTGGTCCCCAATCTTCTCCAAGAGAATGTTTAGGAAGAGCGTTACCGTCTAATAGAACAATTGTGCCAAGTTCGTCTATCAAGATATCAGAGATTTGATTACAAACCATATTATATCCTATTTGACTTGGAAGCATTTTAGCAACCATTGGAACACTAACTGTATTGCGATCACCAAAGACACAACCTTCCACTGGAAGTTTAACTCCATAGAGATTATCATCTCCTTTAAACTGAAAAGGAAGACGTCCTGGTTTAGGTGAATTAATGCCTATATACATAGGTTGTATTCCTCCAGGATTATTCATTCCCCACCAAGCTGGTCTATTAGGTCCTATTTTAACTCCACCCCATACATCATTTATCCATATCCAATCTATATGCTCTCCAGAAAGAAGGTTATATTTAGACTTCTCTTTATAAAGTGTAGTGTCGTATTTAGGCTTATCAGTTATTTCATAATCTTCATCTATGATATCCATTTCTGGGAGTCCCATCTCATTAATCTTAGTAAGATGCCCAACTTTACGTTGTGATTTCCAATATTCGACTGAGACACGAAGTAAATAAGAATTAGTATAATCTTGAAGATCTTCTGAACCTAAAAGTATTTCTTGAACAATATCTCCATTTCTATTACTCATATCATATTGAGAAATGAATTGACGATACTGTAGGGACGGCATATTTGTATTCCAATCATGTGAACGAGTAGAATCGTAATAAGAACCGTCATTTTGCATGTTCCCCACTAAATAACCAGCCGCCCTAATTGGATAAATAGCTTCAATATTCTTTAACTGATCTGCCGTCATTAAATATCCAAACTTATCTATTACATCTGCTGCAGTCATAAGATCAATCATTCCAACCCAGTTAGATTGAGAAATCCACCTACGATCTGGTGACTTATGATAAAACACCTGAGGAGGATTCCAGAGTTCAACTTCATAATCATTATCTCGCATTTTCATATGCCAGAATTCTGAATCTGTAATAAGTTTATCTGTAAAACCTCTTTCTTCAAGTTCATCCATATGAAACCGCTGATCATCAACTATCTTTTGATGTTCCGCCCATTCTACATAAATATTACGATACCCTGTACGATAAAATTGTTCTAATTGAGGAAGTTGTTTTAAAGCATCAGGTTGAAGTTGTTTCTGAACATCTGGATCTTGCATATTAGAACCCATTTGTTGTAACTTCATCTGAACTTGCATTTCTGCTTGAGCTAGAAGAATCTGTTCAAGTTTATCTTGTTTATCTTGTTCCATCTCAGAAGTAGATATAGGATCTACTGCTTGAAACATTAGTTTTGTTTGACGTTTAGAGAATTCAGTACGAAAAGAGTCAATTATAGTAGGAATAAGAGGATAGAACTTAAGTTCTAACATTGATTGCGCTTGTTCAGTAAGAGCCTCAATCATATCTCCCATCTCTACATTTTCTTCTTTAATATAATCAGATCTTTCTATAATACCTTTAGCTGCTTTATAGAATTTAAGAAGTTTAGGAGCACGACGCATCATTTGCTTCTGTCCTTGCCACTCTAACCAATCCATATTCCAAGCAGTCCATTCTTCATCTTTCTCGGCAAAAGGTATCATCTGCAAAGGTTGCACAAGGGTTCCGAGCTTATTTAAAGTCGTTTTTGCTCCAGCAACTAAGTTTTGTGCATTAAGTATTTTTGCCATATGATTTATCTATAATGTTTAAACGCAGAACCCTTTGAATAAGGATTTGCTTTTGGACGTTCTGTAGGTTCACCCTGTAAAAATATACGAAATTTATCTGACTTTTCCAAATGTTTCTCTTCTCTAATTACTTTTCGATGTATTAAGTTAGCTTGTTGGATCTTTGCGAATGTTACTAGGGCGGCAAAAGCTACAAGTCTATCATAGTTTCCTTTACCGTCTTCATAAGCAGCCATTTCTTTTAAAAGCATGATATCGGGAATTCTTTCAATGCCATAATATGTTTTTACTATGTCTGTTGTGTTTTGTTTGAAGACCTGATCAGTAATTTCCTTAATATATTCTAAAGCGTAACCTAGAAGATGGCTCCAAACGGGTGCTGAATTCTTCCAACCATAATCTTGTTGAGCTTCTGAGAGTCCTTTTAGCTCTTTATTAAACACAAGTAATTGAGATCTAGGAACCAACATATGCTGTTTTTTCCTATTAATCATATGAGTAGTAAAGTTAGAGCGATTTGCTTCAACTATTGTCCATGCGTTATACAAATCAATAAGCATTTCAGCTCGTTCGTGAGTTTTATTAATATCATCAAATCTTCCAGACCACCAAGCTACTATTTTATCACCTTCTAGTTTAGTTTCTATTGTTTTATCTAATCCTATCTTTGTTACTTCTGTAATGTTTTTATAGATATATATAGAGAAGAGTGAATCTGATGTTGAACTCTTAGAAGAATCTACTGGATCTACACTTGCGTAATAGGTTCCCCAATCTATCTTTCCAGAAGAAGGGGGGCGTTCGTGAATACAAACAACTCCTTCTTTATTTTCTTGGCTCTTCTTAACTGGAAAGTCTGTAATTGGTAAATCATTTGTTCTATGTATCTCTACATCACCTTTATCATTTCTTTCAAGATTTACATATTCAATAGAATATTCTTTATCTTCAATACGTCTGATTTGTTTAGTAACAAGATGCATTGGAAAGATTGATTCATTTCTATAAGCAAAAGCTTCATGAATATTAATTGGTTTCTGAGAAATACGAAGTTGATACAAGCTAGCGCTTAATTCTTTCTTCCAGGCTTTTCTTTCTTCCTGGATAGCTTCTAGGGCGGCTTCTACTTGAGAATTACCATACTTATCTATGAAGGGGGGCATTGACCATTGCTCTGGAATAAATAATCCAGATGTGCCTATAGTACCTTTATCATCTAAAAGATTACTAGGAACAGCATAAATTCCGTTAGCTTCTGGATGAAGCATCATTTGTTTAAGAGGTTGACACTTTGCTAAGTCACCTACGGATCCTGCTGCTATAAAAAGTCCTGTAGTAATCATTCCAGAAGAAAGGGCGGGACGAATAAACTCATAAGTCGTATCCATCTTAGGTGCTATCCCAGCTTCTTCATGATAAAATATTGTAACGTTTCCGCCGACACCAGAGGTAGGATCATTTTCAAATGAATATCCTGTGATAGTTGAGTCATTACCGATATATATTTCTTTACCATCTATTGTACCTTTAGCTCTTTGTTGCCAAGTTAGAGTTTTATCAGGATCACAGCCACGATACCAACCTGTATTTTGATTTAAAATTTTACGATATTCATTAAGAAACTTCCAAGCACCTTTCTCATTAATATAATCTTTAAGAGAAGCACCTATCTTAAGAGTCGCGCCATCTTCAAACCAAAACTGATTAATTACTTTAGAAATATGAAAGTAAGAACTACCAATCTGACGTTTCTTGAGAAGCGCAGCATGTTTATAATCTAATTCAGCAAGATGCTCATAAAGAGCAATATGATAGTGACTATCCCAAATCTCTGGAAAGAAGAATCCTTTCTTTACTTTATCATAAATCTTTAAGAAG